AGCCTTATACTTCTTAGGTTTTCTTAAATTTCTTCCCGATGATCTTTCTAATAAGATTGTTGCTTTATTATTAAGTAAGATAGGATTATAATATATGTTAGATATTTTAAGTGGTGGTATTATAGGATCGCTCTTTGGAGGTATCTTTAGACTAGCCCCTGAGGTACTCAAGTGGTTAGATAAGAAAGATGAGCGTGTGCATGAGCTTAACATGTTTAAGTTTCAGTGTGACTTAGAGGCTCAACGTGGTCAACAAAAGTTAGCTGAGATTGGTGCTCAACGTGAAGCCGCTATTGATGTTGGTGTTATGGGAGCCTTTCAGTCTGCTATTGAACAACAAACAGAAATGGTTAAAGCAGCTGGTGGTGGTTTTGTAGCCGCATTATCAGCCTCAGTACGCCCCGTAGTAACATACTGGATCTTAGCACTATGGTCTTTTGTTCATGTATGGTTGGCTTATAACTCATGGCATAACGGTATGCCTCCAGTAGAAGTATTCAAGGTAATGATGTCAGCAGACTTTGCGGCTCTTGTCTCTGGTACTCTTAACTATTGGTTCCTTGATCGTACACTAAGCAAACGTGGACTATGAACTTAACTATAGCCGCAGACTTGTGCAAACACTTTGAAGGCTTTAGTTCTAAGCCTTATATGTGTCCTGCTAATGTAGCTACTATTGGTTACGGCAGTACATACTATGCTGACGGTAGGAAAGTAACGCTTCAGGATCCTCCTATGAGTGAACCTGAGGCTTACAAACTACTACTTGCAGAATTACATCATACCTATTTGCCGGGTGCTCTTAGGTATTGTCCTGTACTAGCTACAGATGAAAAGAAATTAAATGCCATTGTTGACTTCTGTTACAACTTAGGCGTAGGTAGGTTACAAACAAGTACATTAAGACGTAAGATTAATGAACAAGACTGGGTAGCCGCCAAGGATGAACTAAAGAAATGGAACAAAGGTGGCGGAAAAGTACTGGCTGGTCTTGACAAAAGACGCAAGGCTGAATGTGCTTTACTTGGTACCTAATAGTAATAAAAAGGATATCTCATGGCAACTCCAATCGAACAGCTAGGTAAAGGCGGTCTTAATACAGACTTACCACCTATGATTGTACCTCAGAATACATTCACAGACGTACTCAATGTACGCTTTGATGATGAAGCAGTATCAACAATTACAGGTGAATCTATATCAAGAACAGTCTCTATTTCTCCTGACTTTGGGATTCATTGGAGACGTCCAGATCAAGGTTATAACATTTTTGCTAAAGATGGTAATGTTGTTCGTGTAGATGCTGCTGGTAATCAGTCCACTATGTATGCTGGTACTGGTGGCAACTACACAAACAGTGATTGGCAAGGAACTTTGTTTAATGGTGGTTTTGCCATTATTCTTAATAACGGTAGAACAACACCTATATACTGTCTATATGGTGATATTAATGCTGGATCAGCATTTATTCCACTTCCTAACTGGAATTACTTAGCTGGATTAACTATTACTGCTAAAGTAGTTAGGTCACTTAATTACTCGCTTATTGCGGCTAACCTTACCATTGCAGACAGCGGTACAGGTGTAACAACATACGCACCAAGCACTGTACGAGTATCTGTTCAAGCGGCTACTGGAGCTATACCTACTGTATGGCAACCAGGAACTACAACAGATACTGCAGACGAATTTGAAATTAACTCTACATCTCCCATATTAGATATGGCTGAGTTGAGAGGTAATATGTTTATATACTCCTCAGACAGTATTAGTATATTGTCTATTGGGGTTAATGGAACACGAGTTGTTCCTTATAGTGAGTCCTATGGAATTTTATCTGTAGATTGTGTATGTGAGTTTGATGGTAAACATTTTGTTGTTGACCGTAATGATATTTATTTGCACAATGGTTCAGGTCAAATTGATTCTCTTGCTGACTTCCGAATTAAAAAGTATTTCTTTAATAATTTAAATAAGAATGCTATTGATAAAGTACACGTAACAAGACATGCATTTTATAAAGAGATCTGGATTAATTATCCTAAAGGAGATTCTACTGTATGCAACGAAGTACTTATCTATAATTATAAAAACAATACATGGTCTAAAAGACAAGCTACTAACATGACATACTCTTTCTTTGGTCCATCGAATGTGTCTAACGCATTTCAGTATGGTAAAGAAGTAGTATACTTTACAACTAATACAACAACAACACTTGTAGAGTCTGATGCTTATCAAATGTGGAATGGTACTGCATTAGCCTCTTATACTTCTTATGTAGAGAAAAAGAAACTTAACTCAGGTGATGTTACAGGAAGTTCTATAATTACTTCTTTGTACCCTGTGTTTGATACTGTACCTAATGATTCTAATATTACTATTAGGGTTGTAGGACAAAACAATTATGTTAAAAACGTAGACTTATCTGTAGATGATGCCGCACTAAAAGACACATTTACATTCTTACCTAACAATGACAAGTCACAAGGCTACAAGGTTGACCCAAGGGTTAATGGTCGTGTGCTTAACTATAGAATTACTGCAACGAGTTATTGGCGTCTGGCTATGATGGCTCTTGACGCTAAACCTGCTGATCGGAGATAATATGTTTAATCCCCCTATTACGGGTAATAAAGAATTAGACGCTTTCCTTTCTCAACTTATGCTTGAAGGAACATCTGGCGCTTCTAGTGGTGTTACTGTTAATAATAATACTGGTATTATTGGAGACAGTAGTGGAAACCTTATAGGATATTTATATAAGTATATTTCAATTAAATATGCTGATAGTAATATTGGAACTAACCTTTCTAATTCACCAACAAACAAAGCTTATTATGGTATAAAGAACTCAGACTCATCTGTTGAGTCTACTAATCCAGCAGACTATACTTGGTATTTAGTTACTGGTGGTTTTGGTACAACAAAGTTTTTGTTTTATCAGTCTGTTGGTGGTCGTAAAATTAATTTTACTGTTGCGACATCAGCGCCTTCTGCTGAGTGGGTTCAAGATTCAGGCGCTGCTATTGACTTAGATGTTGTTACTACTACATCTTCTTTTAATACAGCATTAGTATCAATATATAGATGGACATCATCTTCTACACCTCCTACCAGACCTTCAACTGTATCATATTATACATGGGCAACAGGAGCGTATACTGCTCCTTTTAGTTGGTATACTACTCAACCTGTTAACAGTACTGCTGGAGACTACTTATGGGCTATTACTATTCCACTTGTAGTAGCTTCATCAACTACAGTGTCTACTTTAGACTGGACTAATACTGGATATGATATTTATATTGCAGGGTCTAATGGTGCAACAGGCGCTCAGGGTATCCCAGGAACTCCGGGTACTGCTGGTACTCCTGGACTTAATGGATTAACTGCGCTTACTGCATATAGAGTTCAAAATCAATCTACTGCAGCTCCAAGTACACCAAGCAATACATCAGGACCTACAGCACCTGCTGGATGGTCTTTAACATCTCCTTCAGTAACGGTTGGTGATGTTTTATGGTATTCATTCGGTCAATATAATTCTTCAAGTGCAACAATTAATGGAGTTCCTGCTGGACAAACCCAATGGGGTACTCCTACTGCTGCTTCTGTATTTCAAGATATTAGATCTGATAATTGGAATGGTGGGGTACCACCCACTACTGCACCATTTACTCCTTTAGGTACTGAAGGTTATTATCTTCAACGTGCTACAGGTAACATGTTTCTTAACAGTATTTACGGTCGTGGTGTAGCTGAGTTTGATGGTTTTAATAATGCTGGTGGTACTGGTTGTGCTGCTGTTATTAACCGAAGTTCAACTCAAAATACAGGTGGATTCTTTTATGCTGGTACTGGTGGCAAAGCTATTTTTGCTAATGGTGGTACAGGTAAGATAGGTATTTATACTCACGGTTATGGTGGTAATGGTTTAGAGGCTTATTCTTTTGGTAATCCTGCTTACGCTATTCGTGCTGAACATGCTTTTGCTTTACCTGCTCTCTATATTTCTAACGGTACTATCCGTTGGGGTGTATATGATATTGCTGCTCCAGTAGGTTCTACAAGTACATTCCTTCGTAATGATGGTCAATGGGCAACACCTTCCTCAAGTAGCGGTGTTACAAGTTTATCAGCAAGCAGTAGTTCTAGTGGTTTAAGTTTGTCTGCATCTGCGTCTACAGGTGCAGTAACTCTTTCTTTGTCTGGTACTCCTACTAATGCAACGTATTCAGACTACTTAGGTGGATATTCAGGTTCTCAATATGCAAGGATCTTTGCAACTAACTCTGGAACAGCTAATGCTGGTGGTTCAGGTATTAATCTACTTGGTAGTGGATCTACTGGAATTGCAGGGGCTTATATTGGTACAAGTGGTTCAAGTAATGTTGTTACTTTTACTGTGCAAACAACAAGCCCATCTGACATTAGACTTAAAGAAGAAATTACAAATAGCGATTTAGGTTTATCTTTTGTTAAACAACTCAGACCTGTTTCATATAAATTAAAAGCTGATCCTAAGCACCAAAAAGGTTATGGGTTTATTGCACAAGAAGTTGAAGAGTTAATTGGTGGTGAATCTTCGTTAGTATACTATGAACCTGATTGGCAAGTAGGTGACGAAAAAGGTTTTAAAACAATTCATTACCCATCATACATTGCAGTACTTACAAAAGCAATTCAAGAATTAACCGCTAAAGTAGAAGCATTAGAAGCAAAGGTGAAATAATGCCAAGAGAAATTAACATACCCGCACAACAGATCTATGAAGATATTTATTATTTACAGGAGTCACCTGATAATAGGAGTATTAGAGTAGTTGTTTGTGTAACATCACAACAGGGTGAATTCATGGTACCAAGTCAATGTACTGAGTACATGATTACTGGTGACATGTATACAGAATTAAATTCTGCTAATCCATCATGGCATCCTGATAAACCTGCAGGTACTTACTTTAATGAAGACTTGTGGCACTTTATTGATATTATTAAAAACAATTAATTAAACAAATGAAAATTATTATTCTAACACCTGAACAAGCTTTAACACATTGGGTTACACTCTCAGGATTATTCTCTAAAGTAATAGAGCATGGACAAGGTGAATCAACTCTAACAGACTACATGAAGAAGATCTTAAATGAGATGGCTCAATGTTGGGCGGTGTTAGATGATAATGATTGTATTGTTGGTGCTGGTTTAACAGAATACCTACAATACTCTCAACATAAAACCCTTCATATTATTGCCTTCTCTGGTAGTAACTTTGAAGAACAGTCAAAGGTTTTTCCTACTGTAGAACAGTTTGCCCGTGACTCTGGTTGTAAAGCCATTGAACAATGGGGTCGTCCAGGATGGGCAAAGGTACTACCAAAGTATGTACCCGGATTTAAAGAAGCTTACGTAGTAATGCGAAAGGATTTATAATGAAATATAAAATTAATGGTTCTATTAAAAAGAACTACGGTGGCGGTGGTGGTGGTACAATAAGTAGTATTCCTGAATGGGCTGAACCTTATTTAAAGAACGTTGGTAATGCCGCAGAAGGTGCCTATGGAGAAGGCGAACTAGGTAAAGTAGCGGGTGCATCAACTCTTCAGCAAAAAGCATTTGGTGCTGGTGCTGATTTGCTTTCTGATGCTACTCAATTTTCTGCACAACAAATAGGAGATCAAGCTAAACGTTTAACTAGCCTAGCTACAACTCCAAGCGCTGAAACATTAGCGGCTACTAAGGCAGGTATTGTTCAAGATGCACAAAAGAAAGTTGCTGGTCTTACTACAGGTTTTGGTCAATCAGGAACATTAGGTTCTGCACGACAAGCTGTTATGCAAGGTGCTCAAAACGCTGAAACTACAGGCCAACTTGCTAAAGTAGATGCTGATTATGAATCTAACATGTTTAAGAATCGTCTTGCCGCTGAGTCTGCATTGCAGTCAGGTCTTACAACTGGTTCAGGTATTGTTAATCAAGGTGTTGGTGGTCTTGCTAACCTTGGTAATCAACAACGTGGTATTGATCAACAAGGTCTTGATGCTACATGGCAAGGTCTTCAGCGTTATGCTTCAACAATTTATGGTAATCCTGCAAGACAACAAGCGACTGGAGGCAAATAATGGGTGGAGCAGTAGCTAACACAGTAGCCTCAAGTGCTAACACAATGAATTCAAACGCTGGTACTCCTGTTACTGGCAGAGCTTATACTCCTTCTTATACTGGAGGTAGTGGTGGTAAAGGTGGAGGTAGACCAACACAAACAGCTATGGGTACTCCTATTACTTATGGTAAGTCTTATATAAATAATCTTAGTAGAGATTATGTTGCACCTTTAGCTAAAGAAACTGTTACAGAAAGTGGTGGTGATGGAGCTACCTCAGCAGACGGTATGTCAGTAAGTGCTGATGCTCTTGCTGTTGATGATGCTTCGATTTCTGAAGGTGTTACTGATGGTAATTCATCTAATGGTGCTCCCGGTACAGTTGGTTCTACTGATGCTACTGCTGCTGCTGACAATAGTGGCAATACTAATAGTGGTGATGGTGGAGGGGGTAGTGGTTCTACAGGAGGTGGTGCAGGAGCAGGAACAGGTAATGCTATGGCTAATGGAACAACATCAGTTCCTGGATATGCTTATGGCACTACTTCAGTTTCAGGTTATTATAACGGTACTATGGGTGTTGATGATGACCCATGGGCATGGATGAAAACACAACCAATGTCTGCACCATTAGGCTCAAAAATTGAACCCTCTAATGAACAAGCTTTAGGTCGTGTACCTGATAAATTAGAACAACAACTTGGTTCTATGGTTATGAGTAAAGGTATTGATGCTGCTGAAAAAGGTATAAATACCGCATATAAAGCTTACAATACTGCTGCTCCTTTAGCCACAGCCGCTGAAACAGGAGCTGCTGTAGCAGAAGCTGGCACTCTTGCAGGTGCATTAGGATCTGGAGGAACTGCTATGATGGGTGCTCTTACCGCTACACCTATTGGACCGCTTGTAGCTGGTCTTTACACAGCTAAAAAGCTAGGCATATTTGGATAAGGAAATACTATGGCACCATTATCAGGTAAACAACAAAGAGAATATCTCAAGTTCCAAAATAAAGAAGCCCGTGAAGCGGCTAAGATGGGACTTGACGAATTTCGTAAACAACAATTACATGAAATTAAACTTAAAGAAGCAGCTGCAAAAGCTAATCAAGGTTTAGGTCATAAAGAACAAGTTAACAATGCTAAACTTAAGGATATGGGTATTCCTCCTCCTAGAATGAACAAACAGAAGTTGGGTATTCCAACTCAAAATCCTTTAGCTGGTACTGGTATGTTCAAACAAGGTCAACGTAGCCTTAATCAATCTCCTATCTTTCAAGCACAAGGTACCGATACAGTTCCTGCTATGTTAACTCCCGGAGAAGCTGTTATTCCTCGTGCTGCTGCACAAGATCCCAAGAATAAAAAGGCTATTAAACGTATGGTGCAAGAAGGTCGTAGAGCTAACATGCGTGACGGTGCAGTAGATGTACGTTATTCAGATGCTCCTGGACAGGCTAAGTATCATGCAGATGGTACTAGTGGTGTTCCATCATTAGCATACATGCACCCAGACGTACCCGGATCATCGTTTATGCATGGCACAATGAGTGTACCTGACTTTAGCCATGGTTCTTCTGCTCAAGCTAATTATGCTGATGGTACTGAACGTGTATTTAGTCGCTATGGAAAAGGTCCTCTCAAAATAGTTAGTACACATGATGGTTATCCACAACAATACGATGAGGAGGGTCGGGGTATGTCTGAATATTCTATTACTGTAACTGATCCTCGTATTAATAAAGGTAGACCAACTAATATACCTTCTCTTTGGGAAGGAAAATTGTTAAGTGAAGATAAAGCAATACTTAAAGCATTAGCTGTTGGCGGTCCTTATCCTTCTTATACATCAATACCACAAGCTATTGAAGCAGCAGGACAAAAGTCTGAATCTGGAGGAGCAGCTGCTCCATACAGTCAAGGAACATACGGTGTAGTACCTCAGCAAGTACAGTCTGCGGCAGGGTACTATAATGGGGATACTAATATTGAAAACGATCCTGTAAATCAAACAGAAAATGATAAGCGTTTACTTGCTTCTATGGCTAACATTCCTTATGCGTTACCTGCATTAGTTTCTCCAGTAGTAACAGCGCCTCTCAAAGCAGCAACTGACGCTACTTCTTATTTAGCTAATGCTGTTGGTGTTCCACGTTTAGGTCGTGCTTTAGGTATATATGACAAAGATGTTACTAGGGTTGAAATACCAAGTACAGAATCATACACTCCCGGATGGGATGCTTTTAAAAGTAATGTAAAACAACTTACACCAAAAGTAGATATTACAGGTACTAACAAGGAAACAGATAAATTATTATCTCTTTATCCTGTAGGTGGTGCTTCAAATGTGAATCAACCATTAAGAGGTAATATTACTTCTGTACAAAAACCATTAAACTCTGTTGATGACTACGACACATATAAATTATTTGTTAATGCAGAATCAGGTGGCTATGACAAAGCTAAAAACCCTTTATCAACTGCTCGTGGTCTTGTTCAATTTACAGAAGGCACTTGGGAAGGAGATCCCAAGAAAAAAGGTACTGGTATTCGTAATCAAGTACCTGAGTTAGCTAATATTAAATTTGGTTCACCAGAATTCTATGATGAAAAAACTCAAAAGGCTGCTTTTGATCATTTAAATAAACAAAATGAAGCTGTTCTTATTAAAAATAAAGTTCCTGTAAATAACGTTAATAGATATGTTATGTGGGGTCTTGGATCTTCAGATGGTTCTAAAGTCTTGTCTAATCCTGAAGGTAATTTTAAAAAGTCATTAGCTAATCCTGAAGAAGTATTAAAGGCTAATCCTCAATTTGCTAACTTTAAAACTAATCAAGACTATATTAATTGGGCTGAAGGTTATCTTAATAAAAAGGCTGGTGTTGGTGCAGGCCCAGGACGTGGACAAATTAACCCATCTGCTATTACAAGTGCTACACAGACTAACGTTGTTCCTGATGCAGTGCCACAACAATCTGTTGCTGTACCTGAAAAGAAACTTGAAGTTGTTGATACTGAGATACCTGAAATTCCTAAAGGTGAAGTCCCTACTGTAGAAGGTACTGGATTCTTTCAGAAAAGAAATCAAGATAAATTTAATATGCTTGGTGTTGAATCAAAGAAAGAACTTGATACGGTTAGCCAAGCAGTGGCACGAGTATCACAAATGAAAGGTACGCCTGAAGAAAAGAAAGGTTTACTTGCTAAAACTTTAGAAGGTATCTTTGGACCTACAGGTTTATTTAGTGATAAAGAATTAATTCGATTTGGTTTAGTAGCCGCTGGTGGTATGTTAACTGGTGGTTCTGTTGGTGGATCTTTACGTGCCGCTGGTTTAAGTACTCTTCAAGCATCTGATAGACGTCAAGCCGAAGAAGCTGCTGCTTTAAAACAAGAAAAACAAATAGCAGCTGCTGAAGATAGGCAATCTGCCCAATTTAGAGAATATGACCGAAGACAAGAAGCTGGTTTTAGAGAAGCTGATAAACGACTTAAAAGGCAATTAGACCAAAGTCTTGCAATACATCTTTCTAACAAGAGTGGTTCTGCCGCTGAACAAGCTTTTAAAGACAATAAAAACTTGTATTCTGGTCTTATTAAAACCGATGTAGATCTTGGTAGAATAACTCCTGAAGTTGGTTCGCAACTCTTGAGATTAAATTCTGCTGGAAGATTTAGTGAGATTGAGGGTGTTTTAGGTTCAGATAAATTTGCTACACCACAATACAAAGCTGGATTAAAGCCAACTGATAAGCCTTCAACGTTTATTCAAGAAGGTTATACTACCCCTAAAGAAATGTATAGAGATCCTAAAGATCAAAATTCATTAATTGTAATTGGTAGAGACCCAGAAGGTAAACCTATTATATCTAGAGTACCTGCTAAAGGATATCGTGAAATTACACCTACCGAAGATACTATTGCAGCTAAAGAAAGACAATTTAAAGATACGCTATTGAGTAGTCGTTTATTTGGTGTAGATGAAAAGAAAGGTAAAGGTGTTTATTTTGATTTATCTAAACAAGATGCTATTGGTCAATTAAAAACATGGCAAAATGAGCAACGTAGATTAGATCTTAAAGACGATTATACTCAGTTTGCAGAACAAATTAATCATGCTTTAGATATTGCAGCTAAGACTAAGGAACGCAAACCTCACGTAGGTAAAATGTTAGATTTGTTACTTATTAATAGTACTGCATTAACTAACAATGATATCATTATTGATACTGCTACTAAGAAAATGATTGATCCGGGCAAACTTGGTAAGTTAACTACAGATGTTAATTTGTTTAATGAAAAGAAATTAGAATCAGCATCAGCTAAAAAAGAGAAACCTACTCCTAAAGAAATTTTAAATTCTTCAAATGAATTTATTAGTAAAGCAACACAACACTATAATTCTCCCGGAGATAAGCTTTCTCCTCTTCAACTAGCTGAAAAGGTTGGCAGAGAAAACCCAATGTTTAATAAAATTAAAGATGCACCAAACCCTTATTGGGGTTATGTGTATTACCAAATGGCTATTGACAAACCTAAAAAGGAATAAATATGGATCTAAGACCATTATCTGAAATTCCAGATGACAAACTTCTTATTACAAATGAGAAAGGACAAAATGTTTCTGTGACACCACATGATGCAGATACATACTATACGGATACTGGTCTTGGAAAACGTATTGTAGGTTTTGATGCTGCAGAGGTCCCCAAAATAACTGAGACAGGGGGATTCTCTGTAGGATCTTCTTTGGGTTTAGCCCAGAGTGCTGCTACTAAACAAGTGTTAAAAGACTATGGCTTCAATCGTGAAGTTGTTGTCGGTAAAGACGAATATAAACGTGACTTAGTTAAGCTAGTTAATCCACAAGGTGAAACAGCAGAAAACTTTTTGTTAAGAAATCGTATTGTACAACCAACAAAGTATACATCAGATAAAGATATGATTGATCGCTCATTCCAGATCTTTCAAGATGCAATGATTCAACATGATCAAAAGACTCCCGTTCAAAAAGCAAGAGAGTTAGTTGAATCTACTTTGTCTAGTGGTTTTACAGTACCAAGAGTACAAGCTAATACCGTAGAAGAGTTTCAAGACTATACTAAGGCTACAAGTAATAAAGGTCTGGCTCAACAAGAGCAGATGATTAAAGATCTTGAAAAGAGAATACAATCACCTAAGATTAATGAATTACAAAAGCAACAATATGTTAATCAGTTAGCTACCCTTAAACAAAATTACCAAACTAACCTTAATATACCTAAAAACATGTATGTAGATTCCTTAGAAGGATTCCGACAGAAAGGCGCTTATGGTACTATGGCTGAGTTTGGTAGGGCTTTAGATTTAGGTTGGGTAGCTGTTGATGATAGTGCTGCAAACTTTTTACAATGGGCTGGTGATTTAACTAAGACTAAATCATTAATGCAGTACGGTAAGGATTGGGAATTTGATAACAAGAGAGCTAGACGTTTAGTAGATATTTCTGCTGGTGATAGAGATATTACTGGTGGAACTGTTACTTCTCTTGATGATGTTGAAAAAGACTTTAGTAAAGTATTTAAGTTCCTTGGTACTTCTGTATTACAATATGGTCCTCAAATGGCGGTAATGATTGGTGGTTCTGTTGCTGGTGGTTTTGCTGGTGGTCCAGCAGGAGCATTTGTAGTACCTATGGCAATGGGTATTGCCGATGTATACGGTGAAATGCCTGATGACGAAAAGAATCCTGAAATGGCGGCTGCTATTGGTAGTGCTGTTGGTCTTGTTGATCGTTTTGGTTTTGCTAAAGGTGCTATTAAGGGTTCAGATCTATTAACCAAAAAAGGTTTGGCTGAAGTATCTTCTAAGATAGCCGCATCTAAAGGTATTACTGTTCCTGAAGCATCAGCATTGCTACATAAAGAAATGCTTAGTATGACTAAGGATTATGCTTTAATTGCAAGGAGTGTTGCTGCTGATCAATTAGCTAGCAAACAAAACTTGATGGACTTAATGTTACAAGTAAGCAAATCTGTAGGTAAAGAATCTTTAACTGAAACAATTCAAGAAGCTATGCAGTATTCTGCTATTAGAGGAACATCTTCTTTAGACTTTGATTGGTCAGAATTATACAAGAGAACTAAAGAAGCCGCTATTGTTGGTGGTATTTTAGGTGGTACATTTAGCGCTCCCGGAGCAGTAATAGACAGAGCTAACTTTAATCAGCAACTTAATATGCTTGCTGGTATTGAAACAAAACCATTGACTATTAATACTGCTATGGAGCAGGAAGAGATTGCTCGTAATGGAACAAAACTTGATGATGTTCAACTTGCAAACAAGTTAAGGAATTATAGCAAATCGGGTAGTAAACCTGTTAATACATTAGCAGACTTAATTACA